ACGATCCCACCAGCTAGCGGCTTCTTCTTTCGCTGTACGGTTGCTGGAACGACAAGTGCTGTTGAGCCATTCTGGCCAACAACGATTGGCAATGTCACGGTTGATGGCACTGTCACATGGATGGCGGTCACCATTCTGTCAGGTGATTTCCAGACAGCAAACCCCAGTGCAATTATTGAGCTGTTTGAGCTGGAACTAATTGCAGCCATCCACGGCAGCAATGAGATCTATCGCTTCCACCCTGGCACCAATTTAGTCAACAACGGTGATGTTATCTGGCGCGGCAATAGTTACCTGAAGTTTCCGATTGAAGCGGACGGGTTTGAATACAGCGGCCAAGGGTCACTGCCGCGGCCAAAGATCCGCGTTAGTAATATCTTCGGCACTGTTACGGCAATTATTCTCAGTTTGCCGGTTGGCTTGGAAGGCGCAAAAGTAACGCGCATCCGCACGCTGGCCAAATATCTCGATGCTGCTAACTACCCAGTTAGCGGCGACATCCTGCTGCTTGAGGACGGTGATGCGTTGCTACTTGAGGATGGCGGTAGTTTTCTGCTGGAGCCGATCAATCCCAACGAAGATGGCAGCGCCGAGTTCCCGCGTGAGATTTATTACATCGACCGCAAGAGTGCCGAAGGCCGCAACCTTGTTGAATTTGAACTGGCCGCTAGCTTTGACCTTGCTGGTGTGCGGGCACCCAAGCGGCAGTGCATCGCCAACCTATGCCCATGGACGTATCGCTCTGCTGAATGCGGCTACACCGGCACCAACTATTTCGATGCAGCAGACCAGCCAGTGCTGAGCGCATCTGGTGACGTATGCGGCAAGCGGCTCAATAGCTGCCACCTGCGCTTTGGGCAGAATGCTGAACTACCGTTTGGCGGCTTCCCAGGCGTTGGTACATTCAGCGGAGGACCATGAACTGGCGCGACGCAGCATTGGATCACGCCAAAGCGGAACACCCCCGCGAGGCCTGTGGGTTGCTGGTGGTCATCAAAGGCCGCGAGCACTACATCCCCTGTCGCAATCAAGCGGCAACACCAGACCAGATGTTTGTGCTGTCAACCGAGGACTATGCCGCCGCCGAAGATCAAGGCGAGGTGTTGGCTATTGTCCACAGCCACCCGAGCACACCGCCGCAGCCATCACCAGCAGATCGTGCTGCCTGTGAAGCCAGCGGCTTGCCGTGGTATATCGTCAACCCCAACCTCGAAGCATGGGGCGAATGCAAGCCATGCGGATACAAGGCACCACTGATTGGCCGCGAGTGGGTGTGGGCGGTGCATGACTGCTGGACACTAGCTCGGGACTGGTATGCCGAGCAGGGCATCAAGTTACGCGACTGGGAACGGTGCACCAACCCAGAAGACTTTCAGGCCAAACCATACTTTGATGATCGGTGGAAGGCGACCGGCTTCCGTGAGTTGCTGCCTGATGAAGAACTAGAAAAGGGTGACCTGCTGTTCATGAGCATCAGCAGCCCCGGCCTCAACCACTGCGCCGTCTACCTAGGCGACCAGATGATGCTTCACCATCTGCAAGGACGGTTGTCATCTAGGGATATCCTTGGAGGTTGGGCCCTAAAATGTGTGGGAAGGAGGTTGCGTCATGCTGCGTAAGATCAAGCTGTACGGCGCCCTCGCTAAGTTTGTCGGCCATCGGGTGCTAGAGGCAGATGTTGCCACTGCCGCTGAAGCGATTCGTTTTCTGGTGACCAACTGGCCTGAGCTTGAAGGCCACATGGCGAAGCAGTATTACCGCGTCCACACCGCTGGCGAAGATCTGACGCTGGATGATGTCCACAACCCAATGGGCCGCGAGATTGAGATTGTGCCCGTGATCGCTGGTGCTGGGGCAATCGGGCGGATTCTGCTGGGCATTGCGTTGATTGTGGCTACATTTGCCATCCCTGGCGCGGCGGCGTGGCTCGGACCAACGGCAGTGAAAATCATTGCGGGTGTTGCCACTAGCTTGGTTCTTGGTGGTGTTGCAGAGCTTTTAACCCCAACACCCAAAACAGACGTAGACGAAGGCGACCCGAAAAAAAGTTTCAGCTTTAGCGGGATTCAAAATACGACACGGGCGGGTGTGCCGGTCCCCGTAGTTTTCGGGGAAATGCTGGTCGGCGGCATTGTTGTCAGTGCTGGCGCTGACATTGTGCAGGTGTCAGGCGTATGAGTATCTATGGTGCTGGCGGTGGCGGCAAGGGTAAAGGCGGCGGCGCCTTTCGTAAATCCACAGAAGCCAAAGACAACCTCGACTCAACGGCCTACGCCAAGATCGTTGAAATTCTCAGCGAAGGTGAGATCGAAGGCTTTGCCACGCCATCACGCCTTGGCCTGACAGTTGGCACGACGCAATACATGAATGCGTCGATGAAGGACATCTACTTCAACAAAACCCAACTGCTTAACGCTGCCGCCGATAACACGCTGCCGCAAGACGCAGATTTTAACTTCAAAAACGTCACGGTTGTCAGCAAATTTGGCACGCAAAGCCAAGCATATGTGCCAGGATTTGATGCCGTTGAAGAGGAGATTTCGGTCAGCCAATCCGTGACGCTTGCAACGCCTGTTGTCAAGACCATTATTGACACCAATGTCAACGCCGTCCGTTTGACATTAAGTGTGCCGTTGCTGCAAAAGGTACTCGATAACGGCGACATCGTTGGCACATCACTATCGCTAGCGATTGCAGTTCGTTATTTCGGTGGCAGTTACACCACCGTGATCACTGACACAATTTCAGGCCGCACGTCTGACTTGTACCAGCGGGACTATATTGTTGACCTTGCTGGTGCGTTCCCTGTTGACATCCGCGTTAGCCGCACATCAGCGGAACCGGTCAGCATCAAGGAAACCAATGCTTTCTCATGGTCTAGCTACACCGAGCTGATTTACAAAAAGCTCAAGTATCCAAACACCGCTTACGTCGCCACACGGATTGACGCTGAGCAGTTCAGCAACATCCCGCAGCGTGCATACAAGATTCGCGGCATCAAAGTCGCCATCCCAAGTAATGCAACCGTTGACCTAGAAACTGGCAGGCTTACCTATGCCGGCATCTGGAATGGAACATTTGGCGCTGCAAAGTGGACCAGTGACCCTGCGTGGATCCTGTGGGATCTGCTGACCAGCAGGCGCTACGGCCTAGGTGATCACATCCAGCCAAACACGCTCGACAAGTGGGCATTTTTTCAGGCCAGCAAATACTGCTCTGAGTTGGTATCGACTGGCCTAAATGATCCAATCAGCGAGCCACGGTTTAGCTGCAACGTTAATATTCAAACGCAAGAAGAAGCGTACAAACTGATCAGTGACATGTGCTCAATTTTCCGTGCCATGCCGTATTGGGCGGCTGGTTCGTTGAGCATGATGCAGGACCGGCCATCGGATCCGGTTGCGCTGTTTAGCCTTGCGAATGTGAGCGAAGACGGCTTCAGCTACGAAACCAGCAGCCTGAAAACCCGCTCAACTGTTGTCGTTGTTGGCTGGCTCAACCTAGAGCTGGGCGACATTGATCGGGAAGTAGTCGAAGATCCTGAAGGCATCGCCCGTTATGGCGTGGTGACCAAAGAAGTGACGGCATTTGCCACCACCAGCCGGTCACAAGCGCATCGCGTGGGCGAGTGGATTCTCTACTCCGAACGCTATGAGACAGAAGTATGCAGCTTCACCACCAGTTTGGAGAACGGCATCATCGTTCGCCCTGGCGCTGTCATCAACATTGCCGACCCAGTAAAAGCTGGCGCCCGCCGTGCTGGACGCATCAGCGCTGCAACCGCAAGCACTGTCACGGTGGACAATGCGACGGACTTGCCATCAACCGGCACACTCAGCGTGGTGCTGGATGACGGCATCGTTGAATCACGCACCATCACAGACCTGACTGCTGGTGTGTACACGGTCACGCCACCGCTCAGCATGGCACCGCAAAACGGTGGCGCATGGATGGTCGAAACCGATGACATCCAACCAACGCAATGGAAGGTGCTGGGTCTGCAAGAGCAAGACGGCATCAACTATTCAGTTACAGCCGTCAGCTACAACAGCAGCAAGTACGACTATGTAGAGCGTGGCGCACCACTTGAAGCCCGCGACATCACCAACTTGAACGAGCCACCTGCAACGCCGCAGGATCTAACCGGCACCGAAATCCTGTATCCCCTTAACGGTCGGGTCACCACAAAGCTGGCACTCACATGGAAGGGTGTGCGTGGCGTCAATGAGTACCGCATCCGGTGGCGTGCTGAATTTGGCAACTGGACCGAGGTCCGTAAATACGGCCCGCTGTACGAAATCGAGGACGTCACTACCGGCAACTACCAAGTGGAGGTGTATGCAATCAGCTCCACGCAGGTGATTAGCAGCGCACCGGCTGAGATGATGTTCTCGGTGACAGGCGTAAGCGCACCACCTGCCAACCCAACAGGTGTGAGCTTGGTGCCGATCAACGAAAGCACCGCCATCATCCAGTGGGATCTAGCAACCGACCTTGATGTGCTGATCGGCGGTGAAGTGCTGATTCGCCATGACCCGCGTGACATGCCAGCAGCGGAGTGGTCAACCAGTAACGCCATCGTGCAGGCAGCGGCTGGCAACCAAACCCAGAAGCAGGTGCCGCTGCTAGCGGGTACTTATTTCGTCGCCTTCCGTGATCAGTCCGGCGTGCGGTCGCTGGTGCCGGTTGGCATCCATGCAGCATTGCCCACGCCGCAGCCACGCCTGAGCGTAAAGGTCTGGGAAGAGCAAAACCTGGTGCCCAAGTTTGATGGTACTAAAACCAACTTCATCTATGACGCTGGCAAAGTTGCGCTGTACTTGAATCCAGCAACTGCGCTGACTGGCACCTATGTCTACAAGGACACGCTGGACCTGACGCAGGTCTATGACATCAACCTTCGCCGCCGAATCATTAGCTATCCGGTCAGCACGTCAATCAACTTTGATAGTGTTACGGGATTGTTTGATGACCAGCCCGGCAACTTCGATGGCAGCGACCTTGATCAGGTCAACTGCGTCACCTACGTCCGCACAACTAACGACAACCCAGCCGGCACGCCAACGTGGGGACCGTGGAACGAGTTCGTCAATGCAGTGGTCCGGGCACGCGCCATCCAAGTGCGGGTGATTGGTGCCACTGAAAGCAACCTCGTTGGCTTGGCAATTTCAGACCTGGGTGCAACGGCTGAACTGCAGCAGCGGGTTGAATCTGGCAACCGGACCGGCGCCAACACCTACACCGTCACGTTTGCCCAGGCATTTTACCAGACGCCGAACATCGTGATCAGCCCGTCGAACATGGCAACTGGTGACTACTACACGGTCACCGCCACCAGCCGCACTGGCTTCACCGTAAACTTCTACAACAGTGCCAATGCAGGCGTGACTCGCAGTTGCGATTACACTGCTACTGGCTACGGCAGAGAGATCGTCTAATGGCGCAAGCTGATCAGACCGTTCAAAACGATACATTCCCGACGGTCCGCGCTGACATCAACAACAACCTGGCCGCACTGTTTTCGGCTAACAGCGGCGGCACCGCGCCATCCACCACGGTGGCGTTCATGGACTGGATTGATACCAGCGGCGCCAACCCGATTTGGAAAAAGCGCAACGCTGCCAATAATGCGTGGATCACGCTTGGCACCATCGTCGGCAATACCGTCGCCTTTGAGGGCACGCTGCCATCGCAGACCAGCCAAAGCGGTAAGTACCTCACCACCAATGGCACTGTTGCAAGCTGGAATGCCATCCCGCCCGGCTCTACCAAAGAGGTATTTACGTCCAACGGCACATGGGTGAAGCCCACCGCTGGCACCATTGCACTGATCACGCTATGGGGTGGCGGCGGCAGTGGTGCGCGATACGGAGCAACAGCCGGTGGTGGCGGTGGTGGCGGTGCCTGCGTGCAGCGGCTTTTCCAGTTGTCTGATTTGCCCGGTTCTGCTGCGGTCACAATCGGCGCAGGTGGTGCAGCGATTGGATCCACTACTGATGCCAACGGCAACGTCGGCGGCACCAGTAGCTTCGGCAG